CTTCCCAGTTGCGGTACAGGCCGACGACCTCGTTCTCCAGCTTGTCAATCATCAGGATGTACGGCGCCATCTCCCCCTTGGAGTAGCTGTCATCCTCAACTTCAAGCCAGCAGTAGATGTGATAGACGGTGCGCTCCCCGTCCTCGTTGTCCTGCCACTTGCGGCCTTCAATCTTGTTGTTGGCCTTCTCAGCCTTGGATTCCTCCGGCTGCATGGTGGCGCGGATCAGGTCAATGTCCCGATACAGGCCAGTGCGGATGCGGCGCTTAAATTCCCACTCGGTGATGACGTGAACCTCGGTGGCACGCTGCGCGGTGTAAAAGTTCGTCGCGGCAAAGGGCACGATCACGCGGTCAATCGGCATGAACTCGGCGCACGGACGCTTCTTTTCCTCGTCGTACCAGAGTTTCAGGTACTGCGAACCGCCCAGAGGCAACTGGGTGAGCATCTGCTCCATCTCGTCGCGGAACTCTTCGATCTGCTCCGTCAACTGCCAGTTCATGTAGTCGCGCTTGCGCTCGGCGATCTCCGTCTTGGCGTCCGTCACATCGCCCAGAATCTTGGTGCGGGTCGGGCCATCAGGCGGGAACATCTCCTTCATGGCGCGTGAGGCAAAGTCCACGCAGGCTTCGGCCATCACGGGGTGAACCACCTTCGATGCGCCTTGGAACTGTGCGCCACCGGGGGCGTCGTCACCCATGCCGGTGCGCTTCAAGCCCTCCTCGTACTTCTTGTCGCGCTCCTTGCGTGCCTCTTTGTCCTTCTCGATCAGTTCGAGATAGCGCATCGCGATCTTGTCGAGTTCGAATGCGTTGATCTTCTCGGCGAGGTTCTCGTAGAAGTCGGCATCCTCCTCCGGGCCTTCGAACCCCTCAAGGTTGACCACAGCAGAGCCGTCGGGCAGTTCCTCCACATCGTCGAGGTCTTCGGGCAGATCGATGTCCACATCGACCGAACCCTCGCCTTTGACACCATCGACAAAGCGATTGAACTCTGGGTCAATCGGGAATTCAGTAGCCATACATTACCTCTTGCATTCGTTTAATTTTTCCTGTACCATGGCCTCATGACCACCAGTACGCCAAGGCGCACTCGCGCCCACTATCCCTTTGTCGTCGAACCCTTCGGGGATCGATGGCAGATTCTGTTCGTGCGAACGGACACGCCTCGTCGCGTTGCGGAGTTTCATCAGCGTGAAGAGGCGTTCAGTCATATGCGTGCGCTCAATCGGCGGTGGTGGCTGGAACTCCACGCATGGCAGGAAGCCCAGAGCGTGATTGAGCAGGTGCGCGGAATGCCCGAGCCTCAGCCCTCTTCAGTCGGTTCCGCATCTCTGTGGCGGCGCTTGAGGCAGTTCCTGCTCCCTCGGTAGCGTAATCCCCGCGCTCGATGTACAGGCGATCCTTCACCGGGTCGGCCTTGCCGTAGGTGAAATTCGCCTTCTTGCCCAGCACTGACTTGGCGATGTCCTGCGCGTCGAAGAACTCGGTGGGCACCTTGCCCTTCTGGTAGTCGTAGGGCATCACCACCACGCCACCCAGACGCGGGTTGTGCGCGACGATCATCCCCGGCAACTGCTCACCGATCTTGATGACCTCCTCGTTGGTCAGGCTCCGGCCCTGCGGCTTGATCAGCATGGCCGATGCGTCGGCGATGTTGTTGGTCGCCATGGGCAGGAAGCGGTGCGCGGCCACGCTCTCCTGCGCCAGATCAGCACCAGCCTGCGAGATGTCGCGGCGCAATGCCTTGTTGGTCGACAGGTTGCCTGCGCGGGGCACATCCACGGCCACCAGCGGGTTGGTCTCCAACTGGCCCTCGAAGTTCTCGTACACGCCCTGACCCGGGCGCTTGGTCGTGCGCTGGCCTCCCAGCGTCTCCATGGACACCGGCGCACCCTCACCAGTCAGGCGACGGGTCGCGGTCTCCTGCCACTGGCGCGGCTTGTACTTGGCGAGGTCAGGGGCCACGGCCTCCATCGTCACGGTCGCTGGCGTGAAGGGACGGGCCATGGTGGCCGTCGCGGCGTTCAGGCCACCCTCGATAGCCCGACCGACCTTCGGCGCGGCCTCGGCGGTTTTGGCCGCACCCTTGACGGCTCCAGCAGGGGAAACCAGCGACAGGCCGGTCTCCATCATCGGGCGCTCCTCGCCGGTCGTCATCCCGTACTGGGTCATCAGGTCTTTCAGATGCTCCGATCCGAGGAACGGCTTGTCAGAAGCGAGTCGGTTTTCGACTGGCTTTCCAGTCGCTTTCGAGCGGAGGAAGTCGATGCCCTCCAGCCCCATGTTCATGATGTCCACCGGTGCGCCGACGGTCGATGCCACGATGCCACGGTTGGCGAGGTCGGTCAGTGCGCGGGGCTTCTTGAGGCTCTCGATCTCCTGCTTGCCCTGATCCTTCGCCATGCGGGCCAGAATCTCGGCCATCAGTTTGGCCTTCTCGGTGCCGCCACCCTCGTCGAAGTGGGCCACGCCGCCGTGGGCATACCCCGGCTCGTAGTTCATGCGGCCAGAGTCGCTGGAGTCGGGCATGGTGTGGTCGTCAGCGGGGCCGAGGTTGGGTGCGCCACCCTGCGCCATCTTCATGGCCGGGGTCGCCTTCCAGCCCATCTTCTTGATGGCTCCGCCGTTGGCCTTGTTGATCTCGTGGGCGATCTCGTCCTTCCACTTGCGTGCGGCCTCGTCGCTGTCGAATGCCTTGATCTTGTGGACGACTCCGCCCTTCTTCTTGAGATACTGCTTGCCGCGCAGGACATCCTCCATCACCTGACGGGGATTCTGCCCAGTCTGCTCGGCAGTGCGGCGGATCATGCGCTCAAGGTTGTCGATGTAGAGTTCGGGCTTGGTCTTCAGGGCGGTCACATCGGCAGAGCCGTACCAGCCCAGCGCCTGCGCCTCAGCAGGGGCCACGCCATGGCGCTTGGCGGCGCGTTGCCACAGGTCTTCGAACCCGGCGTACTCAGACCCAGAGGGCGCGGCCTCCCAGAACCCCGGGCGGGCCTTGGCCTCCTTCAGGCTCAACTTGCCGGACTCGACATCCTTGCGCGGGAAGTAGGTGTTGAGGATGTTGCCCTCCTCGTCCTTCTCCACCAGTTTGCTGGTCAGCCAGCGCGGATCACCACGCTCGATCACCGGGCCACGCACAGCGTTGACATCGACGGTCACCGGCTTGAGGTTGCCTTGCAGGTTGCGGAAGAAGGTGCCCAGTTTGGCGGTCTCAGGCAGTGCGCCCTCGATGTCGCCAGCGGCGATCTGCTTGCCACGGGAGAAGATGTCGCCCTGCGCCAGCGATCCGTACCCGGGCGGCAGTTCGATGGCCGTGCCTTCGGGGGCGGCTTGCTTGCCGCGCTTGATCTTGTTGGTGAGGAGGTAGGCGTCTTCGGGGAGTTTGCCGCTCTGGCTCAGGTGCCAGAGGTAACTGCCCATCTTGTTCTGCTGGTCGACCGGGTTGCGCTGACTGGCTGAGGCCATCTGGGCAAGGAACTCGTCGAACTGCTTCTGACTCATGCCAATGTCCATGGCGACCTGACGCAGAGGTTCTGTGCCATACCACTCGGTCATGCCAAGGTCTTTGCCCTTCTCGATCAGCGTGTTGACCTTCTTGCGTGCGGTCGGGCTGTCGAGGAGGTCTTGCATTCGGGGGGTGTACTTGGGCGTCTTGCCCTCGGCTCTCGCCTTGTCGACCATCGGCATCCGTGCGAGGTCTTTCTGCTCGACGCCCGGTGTGTACATCCCGGCGGAGCGAGGCATCAGGGGCAGGCCCGTGCCTTGAGGTGTGGTCATCGGCGCTTGCTTGGCCTTGAGCGCCTCTTCGAGTTTGCTGGCTTGCTTGGCGGCTTTCTCGGCGGCGAGTGCGGCCTCGGCCTCCTTGCTTGCCTGTTGCATCACCTTCGCAAACTTCGCTCCCATCGACAATGGATCGGCCATTTTTTCTCCTTCACACTGCGTATGGGTTGACACGCGCAGGCATTGCGTCTATGTAATCATCCTCGTCATCATAACGAGGCTCGGGGTTGATGTCGAGCCAGCCGGAATCCTTCAGGTAGCGAATCGCTTGTGTGGCGCTGTCGACATAGTCGTCGTGGCTTGAGTCGGGGAACGAACACAACTGACTCAGGAATCCTTCGCACCAGTCTTTCACATACCCCTTGCGGACACTGCTCTCAGGCAACCACACGCGGCCAGTGGCGAAGATCGACGCGGTGATCTGGAGGCGTTGCATCTTGTCGGCCTTGCCCGGATTCCACGGCACGACAGGCAGGTGGGCGTGGCGCAGTTCCTGAATGAGCGAGATGCCTGCGGCCTTGTCCTCCACGATGATCAGGTCGGGCCGCTTGGCGTCCTTGCCTTCACCGTAGGAGACGCGCCACTCATCCAGCACCTTGGGCTTCAACTTGGGGAAGTCCAGATGCTCGGCCCAGCAGTCGATCAGCAGAACAGACATCGGGCCATCGAGCGGCTTGAACACGCCCCATGTGGTCATGGCCGTGGGGTCGTTGTAGGTCTTCTCGCTGAAGGCGCAGTCGTAGGACTGGATGATGAACTCGAACTTCGGGAACGGGCGACCAGCAGGCCACAGGCGGAACATATCGCGGCTGACCACCTTGCCGTCTTCGAGGTCGACGATCTCGCCCAGCACCTCTTGCAGGTACAACTTGCTCCCCTTGTACTGCTCCAACTGCTTCTGGAACGAGGGCGCGAGGTTGGCCTTGTTGTCGTAGGTCGAGGCGCGGTCGATGATCACATCATCACCCTCGCGGCCCACCAGTTCGAGGATCAGGTCTTTCGGGCGCGGCGTGGTGGTCACGATCACCTTGGGGCTGTCACCCAGACGCAGGCCGAACTGCATCATGTCCCACGCCTCTTGGATGTAGGTGAATGCGGCCAACTCGTCGCACCATGCGAAGTGGAACTGAGGGCCGCGCAGGCGCTCGTATGAGTCGGCGGAGATGCCCCGGATGCTGGAGCCGTTGACCAACTTGATGTGGTGGTCTTGCTTGTTGTAGTCGAGGATCAGTTCCTGCGGGATGCACGCCAGCAGGCCGGACTGGCCCTCGAAGCAGGTGAACTTCAAGTCGTTGGATGTCGGGGCTAGCACAAGGGCGCGAGAGCCGGGGACGATCCAGCACCACCACCACAGCGCCTCGGCGGCGGAGCGGGTCTTGCCTGCACCCCGGCCCGCCAGCATCATCCAGACATGGTAGTCCTGCTCCAGCGGGGGCGGTATCTGGTAGGCGTGGGCACCAGACACCCAGCCCGCGTGCGCCAGAATAGCGATTCGGTTTTGCTCGTCGAGGGAGTCGAACTCCTCGGCAAGGTCTGAGTCAAGGTGGTCACTCAGTGACACGCTTGCTCATCTCCATGTTGCGGATCAACTCGAACAGGCGACCGCTCCCAGCCTCCTCGGTCTTGATCGGTGCCCCATTCGGGTCGCCGGTGATCACGGTCTTGTCGCCATACTTCTCGGGCTTCCACTTCGCCAACAACTTCAGGCGCGTCTCGATCCGCAATTTGGATCGCTGGATGTGTTCGGTGTCGGCCACGCGCTCGACCTCGATCTTCCCGTGGGCATTCCTGAACTCGCGATCCATCCAGTCGTTGGTCGAGTTGTCGGCGATGTCGAGGCATTCCTCGGCGATGTTGTCATACCCCATTTCGCGGGCGCGTGCGATGTGTGCAGAAAGGTCTTCATCGCGTGCCATCCAGAAATACACATTCCTCCACGGTGGCATCCCCTCCATACGGCAGATTTCCCGCAGTGGAATGCCTTCACTGAGCATCTCGCATATCTGCTGTGCGACTACAGGATCGTAGGAGGAGGGTCGACCGATGGAGTGCTTCTTGAGTTCGGTCTTGGCGTTGTCGACCAGTTTGTCGACGGCCTGCTTTGCCTTTGCGGCTTCGGCCTTGTTGGTGCGCTTCTTGGGCGGCTTCGGTGTTTCGGGCGTCATCCCTATTCCTCCATGCGAATGTTGTGGGTTGTGGATAAGTCTATCCGATTCGCTTTCGGGACGCCAGTGTGGGCTGTTGGTGGCCCAATCGTCAGCAGGGTGCTTCCCTCTGACCGGAGCGTGGGAGGTTGTCTCAGTCGCACGGCCCTCACAGTGCGGCGTAGCCACGGCGTCCCGTGGCGATTCCCCTTTTCCACCAACACGGCTGAGGACTGAAGCAGGGAGTCCAACCCCACTCTCGCTGATCAGGCGGGCCTGCGGTAGGCACCCAATCC